AATTAACTTTCTCTGGCATTCATTTGATAAATACTCATAATGTGCTGGAGCGTCATTTAAAGGAACATCATCTATTGTTGTTTTACTTTCTGCATTATTATTAAATGCTATAATTACTTTTTCTCCTCTTGAGCCTGTTAATTTATTCATAACATCACTCTTAACTTGAAATTGTTTTTCTCTATCAGGCACTCCATTATTAAAGTTTACAACTTTAGTTCCTGAAAAACCATTCTGCACGTCATTAATTAAGTAATCTGCTATTTCAGATTCTAATTCAGCATATGCTAAAGCCCCTTGATAATCTACTGGACAATAATAGTCGTATCCACTAATATATCTTTTTACAATTTTTATTTTAGGTTCTTTCCCATTCCCAAATCCAAATGCTGCTATTCTTTTAGGTTTACTATTAGGTTTTATTTTACTCCAGTCATGAAAATAGTAATATGCTTCAATTTCCCCATCATCATTACACTTTTCAGCTCTTAATGTTTGTCTTGGAAAATGTTCTGCACTTATTACTTTTCCATCTTTATATAATATCTGAAAACTACCTTCTCCTAATAATTTAAGATCTAAAATTACATTTCTTAAATCATTATCAGAAAAAATTGATTTCATTGCAGCATATTCATCGGGTTTTTTAGAACTATCTAACGCATCTAAACCTTTTCCGTATACTAATTGACTAATACCTTGAATAATTGCATTATTCGTTGCCGAATTAATAAATAAGTTAATTAAATAACTATAATAATCATTATCTTCCCCATAATTAACCCAACTTCTATGCTTATCCTCTTTAATTTTAGGTCTATTATACTCAGATAAATTAACTATATGTAAATTGTCCATATTATAATACTATAAATTCATTTGTTGTTTCTTGCTCTTCATATTCATTATAATTAACTGAATAATCAGAAACTGTTTGATTAGTGCAAAATATTTTATCTTTATAAATTATATTACCACTTTTTTTAATAGTTAAATTATAAAAAGTATCTTCCACTAAACTAAATGTATCTGAATATTGATAATAATAATCATTTAAAGTAAATGAATTAGTATCCTCATTATATACAGATTTATTTGTTGTTTCATTTATAATTGAAATATTATAAATATTGCTTGCGCTTGCTTCATATTCTCTAGGAATAAAATTAATTGTTTGAGAGCTTACGCTATTCTGTAATATTATCATATTAATACAATAAAATAAATATATTTTTGTTAATTATTATATATAAAAAAAAGGGACGATTGCCCCTTTCTTTTTTTAATATTTAAAGGATTATTATGAATTAGTTCCTTCAGTTACTGTTACCGTAGCACTTGTCATACCATCGTATGGGTCAGTTGCTGTTGGAGAAGATAAAAATTTAGCAGGTGAAGTTTCTTGTGCTGTGAATGTCAGGGTATAACCTGAAAGGTCCCCCATTGCACTTCCTGTAACTACAGATCCTCCACTTACATCCGCCCCATTGTCTAATCCCATAACCATAACATTTCCGTTATAATCTTCAACTGCAATATGTGGTCTACCATATGCTAATAACTTTAATTCTTTATTATCTGCAGCAGATAATTTCTTTAAAGTAATATTTAATGTTTGCTCAAAAAAAGTTGTTCCGTTTTCTCTTGAAGCATTTACTGTTTGTTCGAAAGATGAATTACCTTTTAATTCGTATTCCCACGCGGTAAAAGTACCAGTCATATCAGTAATTGTTTCATCTGTATAAGATACAGTTCCAAAATCACCAAAATCAGTAAAATATACTTTTTTTATACCACCAACTACGTCTTTACAAGGTTCTTTTCTTCCTTGAGTTAAATCACAAGCCATATTTATTAAGTTTTAAAAAAAAAGGGTGGTAGAATACACCACCTACCCTTCTTTATTTGTTATACAATTTTTTATTACGAGTAAAGAACGATGTCTCCACCAACCGCGTGTTGAATTCCCGCTGTAAATCTCATAACAATTCTTACATTTTGAGATCCATCTAGATCAGCCATATCTAATACTTTTACTTCGTTGTGGTCAGATAATAAACCAGTTCCGAAAAATAAGTTAGATTTTTCAGCTGCTACAGCTTTATCAGACGCTAAACCTTGTGCTAGCACAACTGGAATACCATCAAAGCTTAAGCCTTGTCCCATATTGTACCATTGAGTACCTCTATCGCCTGTACCTGCTGCACCTAAACCTGATGTACCAAATCCACCTAATGCTCTTACGTAGTTTCTATACATATTAGAAGGTAAATAGATAGTCATATCTTCTGCACCATATACGGAATTTGGAATTGCATCTGCAATTTTACCCAATTCTTCGATGATATTCGCAGCCGTACTTGTAGTCCCCGTAACGTCATTTACGTCTCCGTCTGCAGTTAATGTAGTTACAAACCCATCGAATTCGCCATCGGTTGCATTTGTCCCATTCCAAATATTTTGTTCGATTTTTTCAGCAACTTTAGCTGATACGTGTCCGATTAAGAAATCAGAGAATGATGGAGGTAATTCTTGGTTAATTGCTGAATATCCCATTTGAACTGCTTCCCAATCTTGAACATAGTCTTTTTTACAAAGCTCTAAATTCACTTGGAATTCTTCTGGTTGTAATATTCTTTCTGTTAAAGTTAAAACATCTGCTTGACCAGAAAAGTCACATGCACCGTTTTTAACAATACTTGTAGAAGCAACTTTTTTCATTACTTCTTTGTATTTCACATTAGGCTTAATCGTAATTAAGTTTTGTGATAATGTATTTCCACTTAATAGAGCCGCAGACACATATTTACCTGCGAATTCTCCACTATACGTGGAAGTTATTGGAGTTACTGTACTATTTGCCATTTTTAAATAATATTAATTAAAATTTGAGATTGTTTTCATTACTCTATCTAAAGTTCCTAAAGGTCTATTTTGCGCATAAAGATTTAATTCTGGTTTTTCTTCAGACTCAGGATTGTGCTTAACCTTTTCTACTTGAGATAGATTTTCTTTTGATTCTTCAGAAGACATTTCTTCTTCTTTTTTACCATAACCTAATTCTTCGATCATAGTAACAATATCTTCTATAGCCTTTTTTACTTCAGCTAATTCTTCTTTAGTTGCATAGTCTGCTGCTGCCTCAACTTCCTCAGTTGCTTCAGCTTCACCTATATTTGCAATAATTCCCTCTTCTTCAACAGTTAATATTTGCCCGTCTGAAAGAGTATAAGTCCCAATTGGAAGTGCAACTTTTTCATCTTCTGTTACAATAAAAATTTCATTGCCTTCAGAAAAAGCTTCTGCTTCTACAACGGTACCATTTTCAAGTTCAGCTGTTGCCAACTTAACTTCTTTAGATTCCTCTTTGGATTCTTCTGCTAAAGTTTCTTCTTGAACTTCTTGCTCTTGAGATTCTAATTGAGTTTCCTCAACAATTTCTTCTTGAACTTCTTCGTTCTTAATTTCTTCTGAAGCTTCAATTCCTAAAAGGTCTTTTACCTGTTTTAACATTTCTGTTGCTTTCATACTATTTAAATTAAATTATTTATTATTTGTTATATTTTTATTTAAGCTTTTTTCTGAATTATAAACCATTCAGTTCCATTAGACCATACTGTAATACCTTCATATGCTTTATTAATCTCGTAATAATCAGTACTACCATCTAAAGTATCACTACCTTGTGGCGTTAAATGAGATCTTGTACTTGTAGAATATGTTGTATCTGTAATAATTCTTAAAAGTCTATTTTGATGACTTGACGCTACTGGTAAACTTAATGCCATTTGACCTGTATCACCAGACCATGATAATACTAATAATTCTACATCATCATATGTTGAACTATCTAAATCTACATTCACAGTTGCTTGACATGTTAAACTAGTAGGAATTAATGTTCTTCTTACATCATCACCTATATTAGTTATTAATGTTGTTTGTAAAGTAGATAAAGTTGTTTGTTTAGTCTCACCGCTTTGTACTACAGCAAATTTATCAGTTGTATTTAATGAACTTGCTTCGTTTAATTGTGATATTTTTTTATTTGCCATTTTATAATTCTATTTTACTATTATTTTCTTGTAATAAATAATCACC